TAATAAGATGATGTGATTTAAAATCAGACGTTCTTTAAGGGACTTTGTTATCTTATATCTTCTGAATAACCTTTTCAGGTATTTTATTCTTTTGATATCTCCCTCAAATTCAGACATAATACAATGCGGCGAAACATATGCCTTCATTGCATACATCATAAAATTGTCTTCATTCAAATCATCAAACATCTTATAAAAAGGGGATGGCTTTCACCATCCCCAATTCAATTACATAATTGTAATTGTTGCGTTTGCAGATGTTGCGGATACGCCTTGGTCTGCGGCAGTAACGACTGCACGGAATACATAAGCGTTTGCAGCAGCTGTCTTTGGATAGACAAGCAGTGTTGCTGTTGTTCCACCAAGGTAACCTGTGTTGGTTGGTGTGCTGTTTGCAACGTTTGTCCAACCCAGAGCGCCTGTGTTGCTGTTGACTTGCCACTGGTAAGACAGTGTTGCAGAAGTATTTCCAACCAGTGCTGTACCGACTGTGAACGAGGCGGAGTTACCGTTAGAAGTATTAGAAACAACTGTTGCTGCAGATGGGTTTGTCAGTGTGATTTCAACGTTTGCGTAAACCTGAGCATCACCGTCTGGTGCTTTCAATTCACTCAAAGCGACCAGCACTTCTTGCTGAACCCGACCTGCGCGACCACCAGATCCTGTGGTTTTCAGAACCCAGCCTGTGTGTATGTTGGCAACATCAGCTTCTTGTGCGTCAACACCAAACAGACCAATTGTTTCACCTGAGGTGTAAACATCAGCTGTAGTATTTCCGTAGAGAAGTGCTACGTTAGCGGCAGTTGGTGCTGCGGCTGAAGCTTTCACGCCAGCTGCATTTACTATTGTTGAGTTAACTGCCCAGTAAGGCGCGTTAGCTGCATTATCGTTATTTCCCCAAGATGACATTTATATTCTCCTTTTAACCTGTGGGTTATGTTGTATTTATCTCTTTACTTTTCCTGGCTTGGCACGCATCATTGGATCAATTTCGATGGTGTCTCTTTGTGTGCCAGTCATTGTCTTTCCACCACTGAGAACAGCTGCAGCAAATGGTTTTTCACCAAATTTCGCACCCTTATCTTCTTTTTCGTGATCATATAGTTCTTCTTTGACATCCTTGACACGTTTCTTCTTGTATATTGACTTAATCATTCTTGCAGATTTAGTCATTTCGCGCTTTCTCTTTGGTACAGAATCAGTATCAACTTCTGATCCTACTGTCTGTGTTGCAGCCATAGGATCTTGATATTTGTCTTCATCAATCTTCAGACGCTTTCTTCTCCAAATTTCAGAACGAGATTGTGCTTTCTTTTCCCATTCTTTCTTTGCTTCGTCTGTTTGTTCTGAAAGAACTTCATCAATTTCAAAGTGTTCTTTTAGTCTTGTAACAAAGTTATAGTCCTTCATTGTCAGAACGCCTTTGTTGCGAATCTGTATCAACTTGGTTACAACTTTGTGTAAGTCCATATCAGTCTTGGCATCTTCACGTGCATATTCTAACACTCTGATCAGAAATGGAATGTCAAACATTACAACATCTCTTTTGTCAACAGCTTCAGAGTGTAATTTTGTACCATGGATGCCATTGGTTGTTATTTCTTTACCAAAGTGTGCAGACTTCTTCAATTGATGTTGTCTTTTGGCCGCAGGTGTATGTGCAGTTGTCATACCTTCTCTTTGCAACTCAGCGGAATGAGAATTTTTCCAATTCATAAATGCATTGGACTTTGCATGAGAAACTTTGATATCCTTGTTCACATACTTAGGATTCAAACCTCTAGATAAAAGATATCTATCAAGAGCTGCATCTTCTGTTACATTATATTTTGCGGACCATGGTTCCATTGGATCTGTGCCGAAAGAAGGCTTTTCGGCAACAGTCTTTTTGACAATTTCTTTTATTTTGGATGCAGTCTTATTCATTTTACTTAGTTTTTAAGTCTTTAGAAATCTTCTTCATTGCTGCACTGGCAACTTCTTTAATTTTATTCATTGGTGAAGAAGTGGTGTTTGCACCAGTGACGAAAGGTACAGTGTCACCTTCTGGACGCTTACCTTCTTCAATCGTTTCTTCTTTCATTGCCTGTTTAGTTGCAGTTGCATACATGACAGACTTGGCACGCTCACCGTAACGAGCCTTGAAACCTTTTAGAGATTTTTTCATGCCTTTGACGATGCGTTCTCTCTCTGCTGTCTCACCAGAAGTCATTTCGCGCTCTTGCACTTGTTCAACTTCTTCCTTCATAGATTTTAAATGTTCTGCGTGATTAGAACGTAAAGAAGCAATTGCATCATCCATTGAGCGGTGACCAGACGTTCTATCTCCAGTTGCATCACAATGGTCACCATATTTAATTCCCGTACGGTGTTGATATGTTTCGATGTGTCCTATTTTTTTACCTTTGTAGTGAACAGAATGTTTAGACAAAAGGTCGGAATCGTTATTTTTCATAGGTTTAACTTCAATGTTTGTCATTAAACCTTCTTGCACCTGTTCAACTTCTTCCATCTTCGGCTTTTGACCTTTTTCTGCAGGTTCATATTTTTCTGGCTTTTTTGTGTATCTTACTACACCAGGTTTAACTTCTCTTTTGTCAAATTTGCCGGTGCCCATTTCTTGTCTCTCTCTTTCGGCACGTTCTTTTCCGGCTTTGATCATGTCATCCCAGCCTTCTTTTACTTCTGGCTTTTCACCACGGAGAATTTTAAAATCGTGGGAGTCGATTTTGTTATTCTTGTTCTTGTCGATCTTGTGCTGATTGCCTTTTAGTGCTTCTTGTTGTAAAATATCTTTTACTGCATCAGCAACAGGGTCTTGTTTTTTTAAATTGATCATTGTTGTTCTCCGTTTAGCAATTCCATTTGCGTAGTGACTTATTTATTCTAGAGTTTGGATCTTTTGCCGTTTTAGCAGAAGTCAAACGTTTCTTCATTCCCGACATTCTAGCACAAAAAGATTTGCGTCTATTTGCTGCTTTGGAACCTGGTTTTAACTTTGATGGTTTGGTTGTGACAGCCATCGACAATTTTGATCCTGGGTTTGCACGGCGATATGACATGATGCCTTTTTTGTTCAAACCGCCAGCTTCAGATTTGCCTTCTTTGCGTTGCCATGCAGGTGTGGCTTCGTCCAATTCAACTTCTTCGCTGACCTTTTCATTTTTGCTCGACATGTAACCAGCAACAGTCTCCATGTAGTCGGCAGCTAGAGTGACTTTAGATTGAACCCAACCAGGCAATTGCATTTTTGGATCTTTTACTATGTCGCGCATCGTGCTAATTGAACGCTGAATCTGATCCAGTTGATTCATAACCATGCTGCCTTCATCGTCAAGTTCTTTGCCCATTGCGATTGCAACATGATTCTCTTCAACCCGTTCAACTTCTTCTTTGTGCCAGTTTTTTGTAATATTCTTTAGTGAACGGCTCGTGTCCATGGGTTCTCTTGTTTTTATTCTATCCAGAGCTTTTGACATACCAGCCAATCTCTTATCAGAAGTCTCCATGTCACCTTTTTTGGCAGAACTCATTGTTTGACTCAAAGCTTTTTTGGTATATCTTTTTAGTGTGCCCGTATCAAGTTCATCAATCTGTTCAACTTCTTCTGTTATACCATCATGGAACTTAGCATATGGATTTTTGTCGCCGTAACCATGTCTTCTGGCCATCTGTGACAATTCACCTTTGCTTTTGCCTGCAAAACGTTTCTTATTTTCTTCATCGCTAGTCATTCTTATTTTTTCTTTGGCTTTGATGACGGATGATGGCATTGCACCCTCTTCAACCTGTTCAACTTCTTCCTTCATACCCTTTAGGTGTTCACCTTGGGTCTTTAGGTGATTGACTTTTGCGAGAAACAATCTGTGTCCATCTAAATCGCCTTTCATCAAAGCGTCATTAGCTTTTTCTTCATTGTCTTTAGCCATTTGTTCAAAGTGAGATATTTGTCTCTGAACCTCTTCTTTTTCTTGATCTTTGGCAAAGTCTAGGAATGATTTCATTTCTTTTTCTTTTTCTTTGAAATTGTTATACCAATATTGTCTTTTGGACTTTGAATTGGCTCTTTGTTTGTCGCACCGTTTAACACACCAGCAACACCCATCTCATTGTCGCCTGGATCCATAAAAGATTCTTTTAGACGATTTCTAAAAGAAACAAAATTAGTTTCTTCTCTATACGTTACGTCCCCCAGACCAGACATAGGATAAACTGTTCCTTGTTGGCGCGTATCGAATTCCGGACCGATGGTTGTAATGTTTCTGTGTCTGTAACTAGCAGTCGGAACATTAACCAGTCCCTTCTTCTTTATTTTTTCTTTGTCTTTGCTGAAGTTTGTTTCTTTTGGCTCTGGGAAGTCTTGGCGGGTTTGCGCGGAGTTTTCTTCGGTGTAGGTTCGGAAGATGTAACTACCGTTTCGCTTGTTGGCGTCCCACTTGATATTGTCGGCGTTGGGGTCTCCTGCACGATTGTCGGCTGGGATATCTCCTGGACCTGCGGCTCTTGGACCGGCGCCGCTTGATATTTTTGGATATCCAGTGGATGTTTTTCCGGTGTTGCGCTTGGACTTGTAATTTTCAAAAAATCTAGAATTTTTCTTAACATTTTCATCTTCCTTAAATAATAAACCATATGATTCTGCGATATTGATTTTACCGCGACTTTCCAACCAAGAGAACGCAATTTCATTGTAATTTTTGTTCTCAATGAACCTATTTATTTTTTTGTAGGTGTCAGTAATATCTTCTTCGATTTCTTCGAAAGAAGAACTGTTATTGAAGTCGATAAAGTTGGAAAATTTTTGATAATAAGATTCTTTGCAGGTTTGTGCAAGTTTCCACTTATCGTATCTGACAGATTCGGCAATCATTTTTGCCAGTTTTTCATTTCTCTCTTTGCTGGCTTCGTTTGTGGTGTCAACAAACACCATAGAAGTTTCATAACCCAATTCTTCTAGTTCTTCTTTAATCGTAATCATTCTTCTGTGATCATCAGCAGGACCATTGATAATCAGTGGTCCACGATTGCGGATAGCTTCTCTGCGTTGATCACCAGTTTTCTCAGACAACTTCTGTTTATCCATTAAAATATCAAAAGCTTGAATTGAATTGAGTTCAACAGTTTTACTTTCGGCAATTGCTTCGCGAATGATGATATCTTTACCTGAACCTGGACCACCAGTAACAAAGATGGCCTTGAACAGACCACGATTGTTATCTTCATTCAAACCTAAGCCTTTACGAACATCACGGAATAACTCTTTTGCGTGTTTTTCTGGTACATGAGAAGGAATACCACTTTTGAAACCAGGTTTCTTTTTGCCATCACTATCGATGTAATCATTGAAACGATTGTTGATAGCATGATCTCTCATTTTTGATGCAGACATACCTTCCGCACCTTCAGAATCGGGATCTCTTTGACCAGCAGACTTGACTTCAATTTTCTTAAAGTTGAAAAGAGATCCTTTGGCTGTACCATTGAATTGTTTTAACTTGCTTTCATATTCAGGTATTCTGTCTGAACCGGCAACCATGACCAAGTGGTCGTGACCCATTTGATTCAATCTTTGTGCGTGATGCAAAAATGAAGGAAGTTCTTTACTAGACGATTCAATGTTTGTGTTAGGAAAGAATCTTTTCGCGTGTTTTACTTTTGTTGCAACATCCAAAGGATTTTTCTTTGAATCGACAGAATGTGAAATGATCACATGATGTGGTGCATTATAATCTTTTGCAATATCTTTCACACGATTAACCAGTTTTTCGTGGCCAATGGTGGGAGGATTCATACGACCAAAAGCCATGACAACAGGACTCTTGGTCTTAGAATCGTCTTCTAGTTTTTCTAAGAAAGATTTCATTATTCTTTAAACCCTAAACTCTTTTTAAAATTAAACAAATGTTCATCATTATCCAAATCAACATGACTCTTTTTTAATCCACCTTTTCCGTCTGGATGAAAAGCAACTGTTCTTGCTGATTTGTTACCTTTTTGTTTCTCTCTAATTCTCCAAACACCTTTACCTGAAATTTTTGGTAGACCATGGCCAGTTTGATCTTTTTTGCCTACACTGTAAGTACCAAAACCACCGACTTGTAGGACATGTACATGGTGATCTTGTAAATAGGCGTGTGCAGGATCCAAATTTGAATGTTTAATCTCTATTGTTTTAGCTCGACCAGATTCTGTTGTTTTGACTTTATTTGGATTTGGAAAATTTTGATTCATGTGATCCAATATGCCAGACTTTTCAATTTGTTTTGCGTAAAGTGGTCTTTTCTTTCTTGCATCGGCACCGATGTGCCAACCCTTTTCAGCTGTGTGGTGAATAGTTAATTGACCCATTGCAGCAGAAACGCCATCTTTTGTTTCGCCGTTTAACAGATTACCATTTACTGTTCCTGGATGAAATTTTCCAGTTTTTCTGTTTTCTAAAGCAAAATCTGTACCTGCGGTAGATCCTGCTCCAGACAGGTGTGGGGGCATGACACCATGGTGTTTTAAACGCTCAACGAATTTATTTTCATAATCATGTCCCTTATTGGGTTTTGCCTCACCTGGTTTGTACAATTTTGAAATTGGTATGATGTGTTTGTCACCAACATGATCTTCTGCATTAACGTGTATCTTACCATCAAGATTTTTAAATGCACCTTTTATTTTTATTTTTGAACCGGCAGGCAAATCTTCATGGTCGGCAGCTAACGTATGCGTAAATTCTTGTGAACCTATATGAGGTTGTATATATTTTTTAAGGTGATCTTCACCTGCTGTACCAGAAGCCGTCATTTTTCCTCGGCCTTCCGTTATTAAGAAACCTTTAAATGTTTTCATATTAGAAGTTCCTCATTCCAGCAAAGTTTCTACGAGAGAACTCGGCTCTATTTACAAATTTATCACTGTCATTATCGTGATGGAAAACATAACCTTCTGGATTGGCACTTTCTCCACCATGTTCATGTTCGAATTCTTGATGTTGATTTAAAACACCAATCAGTGCATTCTTTGCTGTCTGTAGATGCCCATGCATTTTAAACAGGTTATTATAATGTTTTTTGTTTCTTTCTATCTTGCCAAGTTCATCTTTAAGTTCGTTTTGTTTTGCAACTTTATTCTTTTCAGTCTTCAACTTATCAATAGCTTTATTTTTGCTGGTTTCTAACCAGTTTTTAAAGTTTTGGTGATTAGGTTCTTCACCAGTTCGAACTGTGTGGTTCATATAGGTTTCTAGGTGCCCACCAACTCCGTGGTGAGCTTTTGTACCCGCATACATGTCATCACCATGGGTATCGTGTATTGCCTGTGCAGCATTGATGTGTTTCTGAAATTCTTTTTGTTCTTTTGGACCAAAATGAACTTTTCCGGCATCCACTCTTGGATCAACAGAAAATACATCTGAATGTTTTGCGAACTTTTCGTGATTAACTTCGTGAGAAGCGTTTAGACTTTTTGCATTTTCGCCGTGATAAGATAAGTGTGTGACAAGACCAATTTTTGCTTTATCAACAGCTTTCTTATGATCACCATGTGCGGTGTATGTTAAACCAGAAGGATTGGGATTGAAAGAAGTTCCTCCAGATTTTGACTTCTTCTTGTCTTCAGCCGTAAACATCATATCACCTTGGTAAACACCTTCTTTTGGTGCAACTTTAGGTAAGTGTTTTAGTGCTTCTTTTAGTTTTCCAACAAGACCAGGTGCATGACCGTGGTTCTTCATAATGTCTGCGGGTGTGTAGTTGATCTTAGGTGTCTTATTGAATGCAGACTTTGATGCAACAAAAAACTTACCGTTTTCTGGATGGTGACCATAAACTATGGCTGGAGAACCGTCATATTTTGTTGTTAGTTCGGAAGTCTTTTTACCTTGTTTAGTGTGTTCAGCTGCAGCCATTAGAGATTTCAGTGCGCGCTTTGCACCCTTTTCACCATTCTGTAATGGGCGATCTTCAACGTGCGTCAAATGTTTAATCTGACGGCTAGCACCTTCTTCTTCAGGCTCCACCTGTTCTCTGATATATGACTTGAAAGATTTCATTAATACGCCTTTGAATGCAACACACTTTGGTTGCCCGTGGACTTATTTATAATGGATTATACCACACACCAACAAATTTGTCAAATATTGGATTCGATATATAGAGTTCAATAATGTTCGATTTGCCCATTTCCTGCGAGCC